CATCTTGGTCGAACGTTGTTTCCGTGGCAGTTGACGGCATTGTCTGGAGCTTTGGAACATCATGAGGATGGTTCGTTTGTTTCTAGTACTGCTTTAATTTCAACCGGCAGACAAAATGGGAAAACCACGATGCTTAGTGCATTAGTGGGTTTTTGTCTTACGGAACTTCCGCGCATTTGGGGACGGCCAGTGCGAATTATGTCAACGGCTCACGAATTGGGTTTGGCAACGGAAGTCTTTGAGGACTTGCGCGAAGTCTTCGAGCTGCTTGAGGAATCAGGGTTGGCAAAAGTGACGTGGGCTTACGGCAGGCATCAGGTCAAAATGGTTGACGGGTCGGTTTACAAAGTCAACTCGGCCACAGGTAAAAAGCATGGTGGGACATGGGACATTTTGATAGTCGACGAACTGTGGGCCATCAGTGAGGCAACCTACTTTGGCGCGTTAAAACCTTCTCAAATTGCCGTGCCATCTCCACTGGCGTTTCTTGTTTCCACCGCTGGCGATGAATCGTCACGGGCGTTTCTAAAATTACGCGAACAAGCTCTTGGCGTCATTGACTCAGGCGAACGCTCAGATTTGTTCATGGCCGAGTGGAGCCTTGAAAGCGGGGTGTCACCAGATGACCAGAAATATTGGGGACAAGCCAACCCATCGTTGGGTAGAACTATCACCCTAAAAGGTTTACAAGCTGCAGCCGAATCACCTGACCGTTCCCAATTTCTTAGGGCGCACTGCAACCTTTGGGTGGCGGCTGCTAACTCTTGGATTAACCCGGGCGAATGGGCGAAGCGTTATACCACAAACCAAGAACTAACTGGTGTCAATTCTGTCTTGGCTGTGGACAGTTCCGTCGATGACAGCAAGTACGTCGGCATTCTTTGTGGCCTAAACAGCGACGGCGACATTGTCGCAAGCGTCGCTTTTACTTGCGAAACCAATCGGCAGATGTGGCGACACATTGAAAAGCTGATGGAGGACGACCCCAAATTAAAATTGGCTATTACCCCGACGCTTGACCTTCACACCCCAGAGCCGTTAATTCGTCGGCGCACTTTGTGGGGCTACGCGGAAATGATTAAGTACACGGGTCTTGTGAAATCCATGATTACTGAGGGAAGGCTTTTGCACACTGGCGAAGAAATGCTGGCAGAGCACGTCAACCGCGCAACCCTTGTCAGAGCCAACGGGGCAGTCGTTCTGTCCTCACAGAAGTCCCCCGGGCCAATCGAATGCGCAAGGTGTCTTGTCGCAGCTGCTTCGCTGGTGTCTCGCCCGGGTCAATCTGGTCGGGCAATGATGGGTTCAGCAAGGTAGTTGCAAATGCAACAAGTTTGTGTAAGACTCCGCGCGTGGGATTCTTTACTCCAAAAGTTACAACGGCACAGATTAGTTCGCCGTCCGTAAAAGCAGCCGCAGGCGCTGGAGCAGCTCAAATAAACGACTTCCTTGCTTATACCACAGGCGCTGCCGAACAGCGAGCATTACAAAACCCAACAGTTTCACGTTCCAAAGATTTGCTGGCCTCCATGATTGGCTGCCTAGAAATGCGCCACTATTCAAAGCAGTGGACAGGCGAACGGTACGAAGAAATCTATCTACCTCTCGAGCCTTGGATGGAACAACCTGACCCGAAAGTCACGCGAAACTTCTTTTACTCAAATATTTTTGCGGACTTGTTTTTCCACGGAAGAGCTTTTGCTTTTGTAACTTCGCGCTACTCAACTGGACTGCCAGCATCGTTTACTTGGCTACCTGCAGCAATGGTTACCACGCCTAACCAGTCAGGCCCACAATGGTTCGGCCCTTCTGACATTATTGAATTTAACGGCATTGAAATTGGCGACCCAAACGACGTCATTCAATTCTTGTCTCCTATTCAAGGCTTGCTTTACCAAGGCGCTCGCGCATTGTCAATTGCAACTCACCTTGACCAAGCCGCTGACCGTTACGCGACTCTGGAAACTGTGCCGGGCTATCTCCAGCAAAAGGGTGGCGAAACCCTTGACTCTGACAGCCTTTCCGAAATCGCAGCTGCATGGTCAGCGATGAGACGCCAAAACGCCATTGGCGCGTTAAATGATTATGTCGAATTTAAAGAGTTCAGCGTTTCCCCAGCAGAAGTAGTTGCTGAACAGCGCAAGTACCAATCACTCGAAATTGCTCGTGTCTCCAACATTCCTGCATACCTTGTATCGGCACCGCAAGAAGGCTCAGGCCTGACATACACAAACGTGCAGGACTCAAACCGCCAGTTGTACCTATACGGCGCAAAGCCATTTATTGAATGCATCCAACAGACACTTTCGGCCTCCAACGTTTTGCCAAGAAATCGTTTCGTAAAATTCGACATTGAAAATTATCTAGAAGAAGAAATGCACGACGTCATGGTTGAACCAGTCGTTGACGTATCAGAAGAAAGCCAATCATGATTCACTTTGTAAACGTTCCCATCACCCTTGACGCATCTGCTGGTGAAGACGCCCCCAAAACCATCACCGGTATCGCAGTCCCTTGGGCACCAGTATCGGCAACCGTTATGGACGGCACCAAAGTTTCCTTTGCTCGTGGCGCTTTTGACCTTGACATGAAGTCACCCAAACTGCTTGAAAATCACGACATGAGCCAACTTCGCGGCGTTGTGTCATCGCTCGCTGATATGCCAGAAGGTTTAGGATTCACGGCCACCTTCGCGAAGACGGGCGCAGCCGCTGACGCCATTGAACTCGTAAAAGCAGGCGCTTACGACTCAGTGAGCGTCGGCGCTGTACCTACAAAGTTTAAGTACGACAAAAACGGCGTCATGGTCGTTTCAAAGGCCGACCTAGTCGAAATCAGCCTTGTCGCACAACCAGCATTTAAAGATGCTGTCATCACAGAAATCGCTGCATCTGAACCTGATGCAACCGAACCCACCCCAACAGATTCCGAGGAGGAACCAGAAGTGGCTACACAAGAAAACCCAGTGGTTGAGGTTGAGGCTTCAATCATCCCAACAACACCCATCTACGCAACCGCACGTCGTGAAGTAAAACTTCCTACCGCTGTTGAGTACCTTTCAGCAGCCATTTCAGGTGGCGACCAGTGGCGCGGAATGTCAGAAGCACTTCGTGCAGCTGCACCCGACATTGTCACAACTGACACACCGGGCCTTTTGCCAACACAAGTCCTTGGGCCTGTTTACAACAACTTCATTGGTCGTCGCCCAGTAGTTGACGCAATTGGCGTGAAAGCAATGCCCCAAGCAGGCAAAGTCTTCATCCGTCCTGAAGTAACCACGCACACCACAATTGGTGCTTCAATTGCTGAACAGTCACCATCGCAAGGGACTCTCGTTGTTTTCAACAACCAAGTCACCAAGCAAATTTTCGGTGGATATGTCAACATCTCCGAAGCCGATATCGACTGGTCAGACCCTGCAATCTTGTCAGTCGTTCTTGACGACATGGGCCGTATCTACGCTAACGCAACAGACAACTACGCAGCCGACCAACTTGTCGCTGGCACCACTCAGACAGAAGCTTTCGCTCTTGCTGACATCGCCAAGCCTGAAGTTTGGGCTGCTGAAATTGCTAAGGCTGCATCAACAATCTTGAGTGCATCAAACGGCAACTTGCCTACTCACTTGTTTGTGGCACCTGACCGCTGGCAGGATTTGCTCGGATTGAGCGATTCTTCAAAGCGTCCGTTGTTCCCACAGGTTGGCCCAATGAACGCATTCGGTAATCTTGCACCGGGACAATACAACGGCAACGCTTTTGGCTTGCAGGTTGTAGTTGACCGCAACTTCGCCAGTGGCGTAGCGATTGTGGCAGATGCGTCTGGATTTGAACTGTTCGAACAGCAGAAGGGTGCAATCAGCATCGATTCACCATCAACACTGTCTCGCACACTTGCGTTCCGTGGGTACTTCGCAGCACTCATGATTGACGCAAGCAAGTTTGTTCAGTTCGCTTTCGCGTAAAGCAACAAACTAGAAAGATTGCAAGACCATGGCTGTTTACAACCTCGCATTTCATACGAGACTAGACAACTATGCCATCATGCAGACTTTTGTTGACACAGACATTCAGTCACAAGACTCGGTAGTTATCGCAGGAGCCGCGCACAACTTCAACGGCACACACACTGTGGTTTCTACCGAGCCTTACGACTTCATTGGCGTTTCAGACGAAGGCGACTTGCTTTTTGACTATGACGTCATCATGGAAAACCAGTTCATATATGTAAGTTCAGGCGACAACCTTGAACGAAGCGTTGCCACCGGAACTGTCACTTATACGCCTACTTGCTCGTGGATTACTTCAAGCGATGTCACCAGTTGGCTCGGCATTGAGGTCGCTACCGCTAATGACACCGCATTCATCGCTGTATGCGTCTCTGCGGCTAACGCGTGGGCGTTCCGCAAGCGTAGAGAGGCTGGCTACACAGACAGCCTTACAACGGTTCCTGACGGCGCAGCAAAATTGGGAACAGTGCAGTATGCAGCAACTCAATATCGTTCCCGTGGCGCTGTGGACGGATACGCCTCGTTTGACTCAATGAGCATGGGAACACCGACCATGTCCCTCGGTCAGATTATGCAGCTGCTTGGTTGCGGAAGGCCACAGGTGGCCTAATGGCTGCAACAGGAATTCTCGCTGAAGCAGTTACAGCTGTAAAGACTCAATTAACCAGTTTGGGCCTGAAACCAGTTACAGACCCGCGCAACGCCCGACCACTCTCCGTGATGATTGAATTGCCAACGCTAGATGCCTTCACATACAACGTGGGCGATATTCGACTTGTCATTCGTGTTCTTGCTGGCCCACCGGGCAACCAAGACTCGGGAGATTATCTCATGACCACTGTTGACACCATTATGAACTCACCAATCGCCATAGTTGACGGAAGGCCCTCACTCGCTACATACGGCGAACAAATGCTTCCTTGCTATGACATGACCGTTGCCGTAGCAGTACGGCGCAACTAACAAAAAGGAGCCACCAATGGCAACA